TGATTACTACGGAAGAAGGTACAACACAAGTATTTAAGAAAAACAAAATTGATTATCTACCTCAATTGAAAGAGGCAGTATCAGACTTTTATAAATGGCAGGAGAATAAAAATGTCGATTAAATTATACAGACTAACTACAGGTGAAGATGTTGTAGGTGCACCTCAAGAAAAAGAACACACAACAACACACACGGCAATCAAAAAACCTTTTGTGTTAATACCTATGCAAGGCAAACCTGGTGAGAATACTAGAATAGGTTTTCAACCTTACATACCTTATAGTGATGATGAACTTGTCATGATTAAAAAAGATAATATTATTTGCACAACTAATCCAGGTGAGAATATAAAGAACGCATATGAGCAAAATACTACAAACTTAGTAAAGCCTAATAGCAAACTTATAGTATGATGAAATACATTAAAATTTTTTTAGGTTTTTTAGCACTAGGTATGTTTTGTGCATTAATATATGGTAGTTTAAACAAAGCACAATCAAACGAAGTATTTCCGCCTGACTTACTAAGAGCACAATCAGTACCAGTTTATTGTGGTAATTCTTTTGAAGTATTAGTCACAACAATGAACACTTTTAAAATGCAGTTGCTAGGTAGTGCTAATGTTACAACACAAGGGCAAGCAGACGGAAGACTTTTAGGCACTATGTCAGTATGGTATAATACTGATAGCAAAAAAGGTGTCTTTTATCTTACCATACCGCAGACAGGAGAAACTTGTTTGTTGTCATATGGTATAGATTGGGTCTTTGATACAGAAATACTATTAGACGTAGTAAACGATTCCCTTGCTAATGTGAGTAAACTACCTGATATCGAGGTAGAATAGAAAACGTGGCAAGGGACCACAGAAAGAGAAAGAATGACACCAAAACAATTTGCATTAGTGATAGAAAAAAGAGCAAGTCAAAAAAGAATATCACACATGGATGCCGTACTAGATTATTGTAAAGAAAAAGAAATAGAACCAGAACAAGTAACACATTTGATAAACAGAAACTTAAAAGATAAAATTAAAATGAACGCACAAGATTTAAATTTTTTACCTAAAACAGCAACTTTACCTGTATAGATGAATGAAGGATATGAGGCATACAAGAAATACCTTGGTATTAAATTACATTTTACGAAAAATGAATACGATTTTTTTAAGTATAACAGTAAGACTAATGCTAAGTTTGAAACATTTATCAAACGTAATGACAAATACTTTTTTGTTAAGGCAGCCAGAAAATATGGCGATAATATTGTTGACTATTTTGTTAGCAATATCATATCTAATAAATCACATTACATCAAAGATATGAACAATGAGGTATACTTAGATAGACAAAAAAGAATAGATGGTTTAAGTTATTACTTTGAACGTGATATAGAACAACTATTAAGAAAAAGTGAAAAAGATTTTAATAAGATATTTAATGTTACTAGAGGACAACACCCAATATTAATTAAAACATATCTTGCAAAACGAGTATCGCTAGAAACGTTATGTATATTAAATGACCTATTTAACTACACACAACAATTTAGTAAACGAATAAAGGATGATATAATATGGCCGACATTGAAAAACAAGATAATAAAATATGGACCTTTCATGACATACAACAAAGAACGAATGAAATTGATACTAAGAAAAATGGTACAATGACAGAAAATTTATTTGTTTTAGGCAATGGTGAAAGTCGTAAAAATATTGATGTTGAGTTACTAAAATCAAAAGGTAAAGTATGGGGTTGTAATGCTTTGTACAGAGAACATAATGTCGATGGTTTAATTGCAGTAGATCCTATGTTAGAACATGAAATATATCGTAGTGGTTATTGTGATCACAACAAAGTTTATTTTAGAGATTGGGAAAACATGCCTAATGAACATTATGATATGATGAAAGAGGCACAAACATTAAACATGAAAGATCCTCATGTAAGAGAATGGAAACATACACCAGAAAACTATTATGTTAATTTTGTAATACATGGTCAATCAACAGTAAATAAAAATAGACCTAACGATAGATGGAAAGGTGATGGTTTTGAAAACGTTTATATCACTTGGACATATGGTTTAGCAGATCAGAATATAACATTACTAAAAGATATAATGAATGACTATTATGCATTAGGTGGTTGGGAAGCAGATAATGCCGGACCCGAAGATCCTGGTTGGTCATCAGGTGCAACAGCAATGTATATATCATGTAAAGTAGAGAAACCTAAAACATGTTATCTAATAGGTATGGATATGTACAGTACAACAGATTTTATTAACAATCTCTATAAAGAGACACACGGATATCTATCCTCAGACGAGAATGCCATAACACCACAAAATTGGGTTGTTCAAATGGGTCGTGTAATGGTTAGATATAAAGACATACAGTTTATAAAGGTTAATCCTGATGAAAATAACAAAGTATCAGAGAGAATGCCTCAATGGGATAGCATACCTAATCTATCTTATTTGAAAAAAAATGAATTTTATACACAATTAGGGCTTGACTTTTAGCACAAAATAGTGTATAATATAGTTATCATTCAGCAGCAATGAACAGGTTGCAACTTGTTTATCGTTCTGGCTGAACAATGCTTAAGAGGGCATAAAGTCTATCTGAGGAGGGTTAGGGCCGACTGGCTGAAGACACCAAGGGTAGGTTATTAGTAGGGACCATCTTCTTAGGAATCTGGACTCTTCCTGAAAAATTGTGGGTATTCCACCAGGTAAATCCCACGAACGGCTAAATGATAATTATTTTTCAATATCAGGTGAAAACTTGTATATATAATAAGTCGATTATATAGACACATACAAATACAACGAATACAAGGAGACAACATGTCATTCGCAAACTTAAAGAGAAGTCGAGGTAACTTCGACAAACTAACTAAAGAACTAGAAAAAGTTACACAACCTACAACCAATCAAAACTCCTCAGACGATACAAGATTTTGGAAACCAGAACTGGATAAGACTGGCAATGGTTATGCTGTTATAAGATTTTTACCTGCCGTTGAAGGCGAAGAACTACCATGGGCGAGAGTATGGTCACATGCTTTTCAAGGACCTGGTGGTTGGTATATTGAGAACAGTCTAACTACGAACGGTCAGAAAGATCCAGTGAGTGAAGAAAATTCTAAACTGTGGAATACTGGTGCGGATAGTGATAAAGAAATCGCTAGAAAGAGAAAACGTAAGTTATCTTACTTCACCAACATCGTTGTAGTATCAGACCCAGCACACCCAGAACATGAGGGCAAGGTATTCTTATATAAATTTGGTAAGAAAATTTTTGACAAGATTACTGAGGCCATGAAACCTGAGTTCGCTGATGAGAGTGCCATCAACCCATTTGATTTCTGGGAAGGCGCTAACTTCAAACTAAAGATAAGAAAGGTCGATGGTTATTGGAACTATGACAAATCTGAGTTTGAGGCACCAAGTAAAGTAAAAGAGACAGACGAACAGATAGAGGCGATGTGGAAGACACAGTACCCTCTAAAGAGTTTTTCTGACCCAAGCAACTTCAAATCTTATGATGAACTAAAGGCGAAATTTGAAAAGGTTGTCTATGGTACAGGAAAAACAGCGACAGCAGATGAGGTAGATATACCTGTGGCTGCCGTTGAACCCGTTGTGGAAGAAAAGATAGAACCATCAACACCTGAAGTAACTACTCCCCCTAGTGCGGCAGATGAAGATGATACAATGAACTACTTTTCGAAGTTAGTCAACAATTAATCTCTCCTGTTGAACCACAACTTGTCCGTGCTCTATTACTAAATAGAGCATGGACTTATTCTTAACAATATTAGTTGACTTTGGACTACCCGTCGCTGCCGCGATGGTCATGGGGATTTTCATATACATCATTCTCAAATACATACTGGCAGGTGTCGTAGGGCAAGTTGGCACGATATCAATGTTGATAGGATCACTAGACAACAGAGTAAAGACCATGAACCATGACCTTATAAAACTTGACATTTTAGTATGTAGCGCTCTCAATATCAAACCTGACATGGATAGAATATCCAGGGCAGATGGTAAAACAGACGCTAGAAAAGATTAATGCCAGTAGAAGAAACATCCGCTATAGTAGAGATATTGAACCAATATGGATTTGCCACGGTTGCGGCAATCGCCATGGGTTATTTTATTTACTTCATATATACTTACATAACAGGAAACATAATAGAGAAACTAGACAAAGCACAATATACCACTATCTTACTCATAGATAGAATTAGAATGCTAGATAATGATTTAATTAGATTACGGTCAAAGTTAGACACCATTTTGGCCATGAGAGAGAACGAGGAAAAAGATGGAACTAGGAATAATAATAAAGATAGTAATATGTCATTGGATAGGAGACGGTCTTCTTCAAACAGAGAAGATGGCAACCCAAAAGAGTAA